GATCGACATCGGAACCAAAATCTCCAACATGGAAGGCTACACCCCATGAATCCCACCGAAGAACAAATCGTCAACGCCATGACCGAATACGGCGGGTCGTTCGTGCAAGCTCTTGCCAACGCCTTTCAAAAAGCGGACGACGGCAACGCGGAGCGCATCCGGCTGGCTTTCCCCGAAATCTGGAACATCTACACCAATTTAGCCCGGCTAAAATACGAACCCTACTCCAAAGATTGAGCCCTTCGGGCTTGAGGAAATTTTGATTATGATCAAATCCCTACCATCCAACATTCGTCGTGTCTTTGAAAAACACGGCATTGAAGCCGACTCCTTGTCCTTTGAAGACGCATCCCTTGTCGTTGAGTTTGACGACATTGAGGTGGCGTTCAAAGTAAGGGAACAAGTTTTAGACCTCCACGCCTGCTGCCTCATCAATAAAGGCGGCAAGCCAGCTCTTCTCATCCACGACCTACTAGCCAACCAATAACCATGTCCAAAGCCACCATTAAACTACAAGCCATCCAGTCGTCGCTCAACGCCCCCAAGACGTTGGAAAACAAGTTCGGCGGATACAAATACCGGTCCGCCGAATCCATCCTCGAAGCGCTCAAGCCGCACCTTGAGGAACACCAAGCCGTCCTGACGCTCAGCGACGAGATCGTGGAAGTGGGCGGACGTGTCTACGTCAAAGCAACCGCCACCTTCAGCACCGACGACCAGACCATCACCACCACGGCGTTCGCCCGCGAGGCGGAGAGTAAGAAGGGCATGGACGACGCACAGGTGACCGGAGCCTGCTCGTCCTACGCCCGTAAATACGCCCTCAACGGACTGTTCTGCATCGACGACACCAAGGACGCCGACGCCACGGAAACCCACGGGAAGACGGAGCCATTCTCCAAGCCCTCCCCAACCGCAGTCGCCAAGCCCGCCATCAGCCAAATTGACAAAATCGTCAACACACTGCGGGCGCAAACCAATCTCAAGGACCTCGACCTCATGATGGGCAAAGCCAAGGAGGCAACTCCCCACGGCAGCAACCCGGAAGTGGTGAAGGCCTACACCGAAACCAAAAACAACATCAACAACGCAAAGTAATGTCACAGACATATGAAATCAAAGGAGCCGTCAAGTTTGTCGGCGAAATGGAAACCCTCGGAGCCAAAGGCTTCACCAAGCGCGAGCTCATCGTCACCACCCCTGAAGAGAAATACCCGCAAGACCTCAAGATCGAGTTTGTCAAAGACAACTGCTCGAAGCTCGACGACATCAGCGAGGGCGACGAAGTAACGGTGGGTGTCAATATCCGTGGCAGCGAATACAACGGCAAGTATTACGTCAGCCTGACCGGCTGGAAAATCGAGAAAGGCGAACCTTTCTAAATCATGGCCACCCTCCATCAAGTCAGCACGGCCAAGGATGGAGAAAGCTTCACCGCCATCGGCGTGGTGGTTGTCCACAAGCAGTTCAACCCCAAGATCTCGAAGAACGGCAAGCTGTTTTCCAGCGTCATCCTCAAGAGCGCGGGCACCGAGGTGTTCATGACCGTGTGGGATGACGCGGCGAAGGTCAAACTGCCGCTCAACACCGATATCACCCTCCGTGGTAAGTTCACCAAGAACAACTACAACGGCTCGGCCAGCCTCAAGTGCGAGGAACTGGTCGTGCCGGAGGGCGCAGGTGAGTGGAAACCGGAGGAAATCCAAGGCGCTGCGGAAACCCCGAAGATGAAGGACTGCATCGACGCCGGGATCAGGGCGGCGGACTACATGGTCCGCAAGGAACGTCCCGACCTCGCGCCAGCCGCCTTCACCTTCGCCGCGAACGCCTTCATGCAAGGCATCCGCATGGAATGATTCTCTGCCCCCGGCGTTAACCGGTTGGGGGAGCAGAACCAGAGAAACACGGTGAGGTTGGCGGTCCTCTCAAAACCGCCGCATTTTTGAGCATGAGAAGCCCTCCGAGGTTAAGCGTAGAAAGCCGCCTCGCGAACGGCCATGCTCACCCACTCTCCGGCGCGTGTGCGCAGAACCAGCCAACATACTCCACTTTGAGAAATCAAAGGGAGCGAGGTCATGGGGTTGATTCAAATGTCGGGTTCAGTCCCGAGCGCGTCGGACCAAATGAGGCAGCTTGGATGGGGTCTGTAAGAGACGTCATAACGGGGAGCATCACCCCGAGATTCCACAAGTCCAAGCTGTCTCACCTCTTTCTTTAGCCTGACTAAAACCAATGACCTTCCTCGTCGATCCTGAGTTCGGCAACCTCAATGGTGACAACCTCACCTATTGTGAGGACGATGAATACGACGAGAACGCCTGCTTCAACTGGGTGAACCACCCGGTGAGGCAACTCTACGACAATCCCAAAACCCAATCCCATCCATCCAACCCCTACGACCATGAAGATTCACCGTGGATTCCCTCCTAAACTGGATTGGATCAAAATCGAAGAAGCCGGAAAAATGATCAACATGACCACTCACGGCCACAGGATAAGCCTTGCACTCTCGAAGAATGGAAAGCAGCAACTGGTCGGATGGTTTGATTTCAAAACCATTTACGACGCACTGATGACCATTGATCCAAACCAATCAAAATACTGATGAAAAACTGGAGGAAACAAACCAAGATTGAAATCCAATCGCTTCACCAGCAGTTGATCCAAGCTCAAAAAGACCGAGATTCAACATGGGTTGAACATCTCAGGAATCAAATCTCAATGATTCGGGCAATGCTTGAAGAAAACTCATGAACACCTCATCCAAACCCCATCCTTTATGTGACATGAAAAAACCGTGGGGCGTCATCCGTTTCGTCCACAAAGGTTCCGAACGGGAGTTTTACACCATGATCAACAAGATGACAGGCGACAGGATGACCGCTTTTGACAACGACCCACCAAGCATCAACGACCCCGTGAAATGGATCAAATCGGTTTTCCGCGACATCCACAAAAGATCCGACAAGGTATTGAACCAACAAGGAACCAAACATTTCAAATGAAAAACCACATGCTCGATGTCGCGTTCACGGTTGAAGGACCGTGGGACGAAATGGAAGACATCCCTGTTAAACACATCCTTCTCGGAATGCAGGAACGGCTGTCCTACCTGATGAAAGCCAATTTACTCAAAACAAAAGACATCACCGAAGCTTTTGGCTGGTGCGACTCTTACGACGTATGAACACCATCCTCGAAGAAGTGTTCCTCCATTCCGACGTGCGTGGCGGCTATGCCGTCGGCTTCCAGACATACGGCGCTGGAGACGTCGGAGACAGGATTGGCTACATGGTGAAGCACCAACATCTAGGACACGTCCTAGGCGTCACGGAGGGACTCAATACGCCACATCTCTCGCCTTCGCACTTGAAGACCATCGCCGAACGGATACAAACCCTCAATGAGCGCCAAGAAAAAGCCCGTTAAACGCCGCACTGACATCCATCGTTCTCGAAACGGCGGCCAATGGTCGGAAGCGAGGTTCACCTCCTTCATCAAAAGCGCCTTGCGCGGAGCCCGCTGGCCGCAAAAATACGAGTGCATCAAGGCGGCGTTCGTCGAACACGGGATCAACCCGGCCACCGGCCACAAGTGCAAGTTGCACAAATGCCCTGAATGCCAAGGATTGTTCCCGCAAAACATGATGCACGCCGACCACGTCGTCCCCGTTGTCGGGCCTGAAGGTTTCAAGACATGGGACTTGTTTGTGGAGCGTTTATTTTGTGAGGCAGACGGCTTCCGCGCCCTGTGCAAACCATGCCACAAGCTTCAGACCTCCAAAGAGCAGGCTGGACGCGCCTTTGAAAAACTCCTTTTCCCTCTTTCGCCTGACTAAAGCCCTTCGGGCGGGAGACGATTTTGTATTCTCAGATTACCAACCAACAACCAATAGAAGACCAACACCATGAGCCACGGCATCACCGAACGCGACATTCAAGTTTCAGCCAACCAAGCTTGGCACGGCTTGACCACCATCCACGAAGGGCAAATCACGCGGGAAATCGCGCATCCCTTCGAAATCATCGAAAGCCCCATCTACCACAAGGTCAGCAAACCCAATGAATACGGACTCAACGAGGACACATTCATCGAATGTCCCACCTTCAAGCAACTGCTCGCTTCCGACGACTTCCTACCGATTGGAGAGCCTTACGCGTCTTCATACTGCCCTTCGTCAATCGCGACGTTCTGGGAAATCATTCGCAAGGGGTTTGGAGACACGCCATACGAGGTTGTGTCGGCAGGCACTGTCGATAATCGTTGCAAGGTGTTTGCCTCCATCAAGGTGAGCGACGGCTTCCGCATTGGAGACCGCGAGTTCAAGGACTTCATCACCATCCTCGACTCCTACGACAAGAGCACAAGCCTGCAAGCCCGCTACTCGAACATCTGTGTCGTCTGCGCGAATACTTTCGCCGCCAACATGCAATCGGGCACGCAGGTTGGGAAAGCCAAGCACACCCAGATGATCGAGATGAACATCGGACGGCTGATCGACGCTATTGACGGCTTCATCGGGACGTCGGCATCGTTCCAAGCCATGCTGACGGAGTCTTACAAGACAGAGTGCAGCCGCGACGAGGCCCGCGCATGGGTGGCTGGGGTTGAAACCCGCAACAGCGACCGTCTCACCAACGGGATGCTGCAAAAGAGCGCCCGGATCATGGAGTTGTTCGAAACAGGGAGAGGCAACGAAGGCCGAAACCGTCTCGACGTCTTCTCCGCCCTGACCGACTTCCACTCGAACGAGAGTTCCAACCGCAAGGGAGATGGTGCCCAACGATACACGAGCGAATGGGGATCTTCCGCGCAAGTGAAGAGCATGGTGGCGTCCACGTTCGCCAAGGACTGGGACCACAACGTCCGCCGTGGAGAACGGATGCTGGACAAAGACGTCGCCCTCACCGCCTGAAGCCATGAACCTAGAAGACAAATACCGCCGCCTGCGCACGGACATGGAAGACATGATCGACGCGCATCAAGAAAACGTGAAAATGTGGAACATCCTCAAGGCACACTACGAATCCAATCGGCTCGTCGTCCCAATCGTCAACCTGCCTACGATGCTACAAATCCTACTCAATCCACCACAACCATGAAAGCCACCATCAACCAACTCATCTACAACACCGACACCGCTGACGAGCTTGCCTCGGACAGTGGTGGCGGCTACTGCAACGACTTCCATCACTGGGAGGAAACCCTCTACCGGACCCAGAAAGGAAACCACTTCCTGCATGGAACCGGAGGGGCAATGTCGCGCTACTCTGAAACGTGCAGCGACGGCAACTCCCGAGGCGGCGGCAATGCCATCATCCCGCTCACGGAAGCGGAAGGCTTGGAGTGGTGTGAAGAACACGGATGCCAATCGGCCATTGACGAGTATTTCAACCACCTGACCGAGGAAGCATGAAACCCGAGCTCATCGCGCTGGTCTTCATGGGAGACGAGCAGGACAACTTCTTCATCGAGAACCCGCCGCCCGGCAGGCCGGAAGCGTGGATTGACAAGTTTGTCAATGACGTGGCGGACGTCGAATTTGTCCAAGTGTTCGAGCGCGGATCTCCATACGCCTACTGGTCCAACCCCAACTCCAACCCCGAACCATGAAGAAATACGAAGCCGTAAGGCACGCCGAGGACTGCGTCACCCAGCTCACCGACCGCAAGGAAGGGGGCTGGGGGTTCCGCTTCAGGGAGACGCCCGAGTCGCCGTGGCACACCTCTCCGGGGTTTCCACGGGTGGAGGCGCTGCAAGCCCGCAGGGTGCACCTGATCCGTCACGCGAGACGCCTCCTTGGCAAGTCCGAGGAGTATGAGGAAAGAAAGAAAGACTGGACCTCCCACCTATGAGCGCAAACCAATACACCAAAAAACCCAATAGGACCACACTCTCAAAGGCGGACTTTGAAAATGCCGGTTACTCAAAAGCAGATGCCGCAAGGCTGGCCAACGATACGGCCACCAACTGGAAAGCCAGCAACGGAGGAAAAAGAAAGCCATGAACACACCCCACACACCCGGACCTTGGACAGTCGACGGGCAATACATCCGAAGCGACCATTTCCACCTCGCCATCATGACGCGTCCCGACTCGTGCATGATCGTGGAATGGAGGGCAAACCGAAACCTGATTGCAGCCGCGCCTGATTTGCTGGAAGCATTGCAAATGCTATTGCCACAAGAACCACGGGAAGCCGACAGCTACGACCGGGCAATGTGGGACAACGCCCGTGCCGCCATTGCCAAAGCCACCGGACAAACTCCTTGACACCTGCTCACCCTTTAGCCTGACTAAACACTCTTATGACATCACACACCGTCTATTACAACGAAGCCCCCGTCGACCAATCCGACTACCCCGCCCTCGCCGAGAAGTTCAAAATCCCTTATGAAGTGGTGTTCCGCTGTGTCGAGGCGCTGGAGAAGACCGGAGAGGTGCCAATCATGGCGTTTTCCGGCCCCACCAGAGAGCGCGTAAGGGCCTTGGCAATGGCTTTGGGCACAGAGTCCCCGGAAGCCACTCAAGACGCGCCACAGGAGCCAGTGGAGGCCCTTGCAGAGCCACCTGTAGAGATTGTCTACGACGCCAAAGACGAACCAACCGAATGGGAACGTGAATCCATCCACTCCCAGCATGTGAATTCCCCGCAGACAAAGGATTCCAGCGATGTTCACGAAACCAATTTCGTCGACATAAACAACGAGTTTGCCCCGGAGGAAACCACCGAGCGCGACGAGATTGTCGAACACGCGGCCCACGGGCTGATGGCTGCGTTCTCCGATTCAGACGGCTGCTTCATCATCTCCGACGACGGGTGCTGCCGGATCAACCCGGACAAGCCGCCGACTCTCCAACACTCGCTGGTCGTTGTCGCCAACGTCCTCAAGCTGAAGGACCTCGGAACAGTGGTGGACGACAAGAGCTCGTGGATGCTCGGTTCGATCATCTCCTCCTTGGAAGACTTCCACGGCGAGAACTTCTCCGTTTCCCAAGTGTGCGACTCCACCACCAAGGCATACAACACGGTGGTCACCGCCGTCGGCGTGTTCAACGCGTTCAAGCTGAAGCGCTACAAGCTGTCGTTCTCGTCGCACAAGGAGGCGCACTACGCCAAAATCCCCGACGCCCACAAAAAGCTCATCCTGCACAAGGCCGAAACCTACAAGGTGGGGCCGAAGTCAATCCGGGCGCTGTGCTCCATCGCCAAGACCATGGAGGACGACACCACCATCCGCAACATCCGCAGCCAAAAGCAGGCGCTCGACCTGATCGCCGCCTACAAGGAGGCCAAGGTGACTTACATCGTTTACGAGGAAGGCGAGTGGACGCGGGTGAACGGACTGGCCGGTGACCCGCCTGAAGGCAAGATTGTTTTGAACACCAAGGAGTGGACCGCACAGGTCGGCAACCAAATCCTCCCCATCGCCAAGCGCAGCACCCTCAAGTCATGATCGAACCCCTCATCCCCCCCGAGCGCGACCTATCCGGACTCGTCAAATTCTTCAAAGCCGTCAACGAGGTGACGGGAACCATCCAGAAGGACATCAGCATCGCCCTACTGAAAGACCCCGCCATGCAGAAAAAAGTGTCGAACCAGCTGAAAATGTCAGAAAACGACGCGCAGTTGGAAACCGACAAGGTGGTGAAAGCGTTCATCGACGAGATGCCGAAAGCGACGATGAACGGCTACAACCTGTTCGGCAAGGTGTTCGCCATGCACGCCAACATCACCGGAGACCCGACGATGCACGACGTCTTCGACGAGGTGAACCGACAGGTGTTCGACGAGATGAAAGACCACTGAACAACCAGCTCACGGACGCCTAAGCGTTCCGTGCAGCTTCATGTTCTCAACTTTAGCCTGACTAAACCAACCATTCACCCAACAACCACCCACACATGAATCAACGCGACCAGCAATTCTTTGACCTTCAATCCATCCGCGACGCATTGGCCGGGCGCATCGACGAATTCGTCCTCAACCTGTTCCCCGAGGCCAAGCGCGAGAGCTCGTGCTACATGATCGGCGGCATCGACGGCAGCAAGGGTCGCCGGATGATGGTGAGCACCCGCGCCAACAACCCCGGCTACTACCTCGATTTCTCCGACCCGTCGATCAAGGGCGGTCCTTGGAGGCTGGTGTCCCAAGTGAAAGGCATCACCCTCAAGGAAGGCATCGCGTGGCTGGCCAAGTTCTGCAACGTCCCTCCCATCCAATCGTTCGGCACCATCAGCCAAGCAAAAGACCCGGAGGCGCTGGCCCGCACGATGAAGGAGCTTTCCGCCAAGTCCATTGAATATGCCAAGGCTCGCGGCATCACCGAGGACACCCTGCGCAAATACGGAGTGGCGTCCGACGTCCGCGACGGCGTCCTTTTCCCCTACTACGACGCCTTCGGCAACTTGGGAATGACCAAGCACTGGGGCCACAAGCTCAAGGCGGACGGCAAGAAGGACACGTGGGTGAGCGCCGAGCCCGTCATCTCGATCTTCGGCAAGGACGTCTGCGACCCTGAGACCGGGCTTCAACGGCTCGTCATCTGCGAGGGCGAGTGGGACGCGATGGCGTGTTGGCAGGCTGGCATTCCCGCCGTGTCCATCCCGATGGGCGCGTCCAACATGAACTGGATTACGGAGGACTACCAATACCTGTCCCACTTCGACGAGATCGTGCTGTTGTTCGACAACGACGAGCCCGGCAAGAAGGGAGCCAAGGAGGCGTCCGCCCGTCTCGGGACCGAGCGCTGCCTGACCGTCCGCCTTCCCCTCAAGGACGCGAACGACATGCTCCGCGCCGGACGCGGGGCCGAAATCCTCAAGTGCATCGAAAGCACCACACGGGAGCCGATGGCCGAGATCGCCGACCCGGAGTCGATGAAGGAGACGGTGAGGTCCTACATGAAGGGCGAGCACCTTTCGGACGGCGACGCGTTCTTCCTGCCCAACTTTGACCTGACGTTCCGCAAGCACGAGATGACGCTGTGGTTCGGGTTCTCGTCTCATGGAAAGTCACAAGCCGTTCAGAACCAAGTGGCTTCATTGATGAGCCAAGGGAAGGTGACGTGTGTCGCCTCGTTTGAGCAGCCGCCGGAAATGACCCTGTCCCAAATCCTCCTCAACTTCACCGCCTATCCAAACCTTCCGTTCCACGAGGAGTTCGACCCGGCCTACGCCTACATGGCCAAAAACGTGTTCATGTATAAGGCGCGGAAGCGGGCCGACCCGAAGCACCTCATCCAAACCTTCATCCACGCGCACAAACGCTACGGCATCGACACCTTCGTCATCGACAACGTCATGACCATGGACATCGACCGTGGCGACAATACCGCGCAGGCCGAAGCCGCCGACTTGGTGCGTGTCTTCGTGGCTGAATACCCGGTCCACGTCCACGTCGTCGCCCACCCGCGCAAGCCCCCGGAAAACACCGGCAAGGTTCCGGGCATGGCGGAGATCCGTGGAGCGTCGGAATGGGGAGACATCCCGAACAACGTCATCGCTATCTGGCGCGACATGCCGAAGGCGGAGAAGATCGCGGAGATGGAGGACCAAGGGTCGGAGCAGTCGGAGATCGACCAGTTCTGGGCGTCCACACCGTGCGGCAAGATTGTCGTCAGGAAACAACGGGCGACCGGCAACCTGCCGATGGCGTCGTTCTACTTCCACAAGCCGACGATGCGCTTCATGAACCGAATCGGCAAACCGTCTCCGATGTTCTCCGAACAACCGTGGATCACCCCTGA